AGTCATCTTGCAATGCAACAAAGTTACCCTTTCTAAACCTCAATAGTGCTTGGCTCATGGAGTCTACAAGATCGTCATGTTCTGCGTGTGGGAACATGGCACATTCTTCTATCATCTCTTCAGCCCAGCGTTCATCTGGTGCCCATACTGCACCGCTCTCAAACACAGGAGCGACAGCGTGCACTCTCGACAACTTATCATTGCCTTTGCTTGGTGTAAAGTTGATAACGGGTATGCCGACTTGGCGTAACTCTTGGATGAGCGGTAGGCCCGAGGCCTTTGCTTCGACGATCACGGACTCAGGCTCCCAGTATTTGTACTGCTCCATGGCCACACGTTTGAGCTCAGGGAACTCAAAACGATCTTTTACTACGTCTAATAAAATTATATTCGGTGTTATTTCATCAGGATAGAATACACCCCACGTCGATATGGCACTGTAATCTCCTGTTTCTTTTTTTGTAAATGCTGTGTCGTAGGACTGTATTACATGGCGAAGCATAGGTATCTCTTTACCTTCCCATACTCTCCACCACTCTCGCTTGATAATCGCTCCTTCTTCACCGGTAGGATTCTGTTGCCATTGTGCCTGCCACTTTCTCTCACTAAGGGATGCTTTAACAGACTCTAGCTCTGGTAACTTCCAATACTCTGGCCAGACAGGTTCATCGTTCGGTAAGATTGCAGGAAACTCAATTACGTCCCATTGATCGGCTTTGACTTCACTCATGGCTCTGACTAGGTTGCCGGTCAGATCTTTTTCTGACCAACGAGTCATTACGCAGACGATTGATCCTCCGGGTTGCAAACGTTGACGTGGACCCGATGTATACCACTCCCAAGCATTATCCATTGCTGTTGTTGACATTGCGTCTTGCTCGGAATGAGGGTCATCAATGATAAGAAGATCAGCACCACGACCAGTAATAGCACCGCCGACACCAGCACCGAAATACTCGCCACCATAATTAGTCTCCCAACGCCCCGCCGCTTTGCTGTCTTGACTGAGTTTAACATTTGTAAATACACTACGATATTCTTCGGTGTCCATCAAGTTTCTAACTTTACGACCAAATCTATAGGAGAGCTCTGCCGTGTGCGTTGTTTGAATGATCTTGGTCTGTGGTTTGTGGCCCATGAGCCATGCAGGAAAGAGAAACGACGCAAACTCTGACTTCGTATGTCGAGGTGGCATGTTTACAATTAATCTTTTAATTTCACCCGATAGTACCTTTTCGAACTTCTCACCGATCCTGCGGTGGTGTTCACCTTCCACGAACCCGGGCCAAACTGTTGAAACGAACGTTAGAAAGGAGTCTCTTGCCTTACTTGCAAGTTCTAGTTGTGTCCTTCTAAGTTCTAATTTGAGTAGTGCCTCTTTCGCTTCTTGAGCGTCCATTGACGAGACATCAAAGTCCATTCGCATATCAGATTTATATCATAGTAACTATTTGTGTAAAACTCAACCTTTGTGCTGTTCTGTAGGTAGTCTAAATGCGGGTAAACCCCCCGTGGGGGGTGCACCCGCAACATATAGGGGGCGAACGCGATTAGGGACTCAAGATGTAGTAGTTATAGATTTGTGATGGTAAGTTTCAGGTGGAGAACCTGGGGGCGCAGAAACGCCCCCAGTTAGTGTTATAAGATATCTTTTCCCACCATGTTATGTAGATCGTTGACGATTTTTCTTGCCCAAGCTTTCACTTTAGGATCATCAACAGAACTAATAAGATGAAAAATTTCAGAATTAAGATAGTTGCAGATAGCACGATAATCTACCTCTCTTCTATTTGTGATATCATCAGTTCTTTCTAGTCTATCGACTTCAGCCATACGCTCTTTCAAATCTGAAAAAGGACGATTGATGATATCGTTATTATTACTAGGCATTCTTCTATCTTGCACCTATCCTAACTTATTACAAGATCTTATTATAAATAGTTGTGGATAACTTTTTCCTGCAACTTTCATACCAAGGTCATACAGATCTCGGCACTAAAACCAGCACGGCACAAAAACCCAGACACCAGCGGGGCGGGGCGGAACTTATCCCTCATACATGCCTATATAAATTCGTAGTTTGTAATGGAGAATGGAGATCAGCGACACGAGGTGCAATCGACCTCGTGTCTATGTAGCAATTCGTGAGCCTAGTTTGATGATTGCAATTGCATTTGAATCATTGGAAAGTTCTCGGTCAATAACTCAGATTCTTGATCTGCGTCAACGATCGGTTTCAATTCCATTGATTGTACAACCTTAGTTTTATATGAGTTATAAACCTCGGGTTGATCTGTTCTAAACGCTTCACTATCGAAACGCTTATACTCTCTGTTAATGACATTGAGTTTGTGTTCCATGCCTTTAAGGACTTTGTCCTCACTTGTAACAAAAGACTTAACTAAATTCTTCTGCTCTTTCAACTTCGAACTGATGAAGTTGTTAAGTATTGTTAGCCTTGCTAACTTGTCTATTTCCTTCTTTTTGTTCATGTTGCCTCCTTTGGCTTACTATATATATAATCATGTCCTAACTAATTACAAGTATTTATTAAAGAAAGTTGTGGATAACTTTTATCAGGAGATAAAAAACAAAAACCAGCACAGCTGACCCCAGCAGCTCCCGGGCTGTTGACCCTATCCCAAGGGGAAGACTGGCAATGGAGATCGCTGCAATGGAGATCACCAACACACCGGCGACAATAAAAAAAAGAAATGCAGGCACTTTTACGCTGTGGCCCTTTCTTCATCGTCCCAGTCCATGCAGATCTCTTGGCACGTAATTTCCGCAGCCCACCAGGCCAGCAGGTTCCGGAGCTGCAGGTCACTGCCTACATGTCCATTGAATGAGGCAACTAAATGGAGGATGGAGTCCAGGCCCATGTCGGCCCTGGTGTTCTCTAGCTTATCCCAAATCTCGTCTTGATATCTTTGATAGAATGCGGAAGTGTCGTGATAGTAAATCAACTCGCTGACGGTGCCGCCCTGACAGCCGTGCCGGGTCACATCTTCAATTGTGCTTCTGTCCTGTGTGTCCAGGAGCCACTGACGAATGGAGTCTTGTTTAAAGTCCATCAGGCACCTCTTTCATATCCACGAACCAAGGCACTCGTCTCCAGTAATGCTTAAACAGCAAAATATATTCTATGTGTTTGTAATTATACATTCTTCTTCTCCTTTGTATTATATATAGTCCTAATTACTTAGGATGTCAAGAGCTAATGTAGTTTTTCTACCAGCTAGTAGCTCCTGATCCGGCGCAGCTCCTGACTACTTGTACTGGTATGGTTATATAGCTTGGTGGGTAATGGAGAATGGAGAAGAGTGGCGAGCCGAGGACATCAGCTCGCCGATTCGTTTTTGTGTTTGGCTAACAAAAACAAAGAAGGAATACATCTGCACTACCATCTCCTGACGCTGGTGTCAACTGGAAAGCTGTGCCTGGGGGACAGTGCAGCTCCACTATATTAATGGAGAAGGTTTGTGACCCGTGTGCCAATGGAGAATGGAGAGTCACCCGGCTTCCAGGAACCCAGCAGCGCGAGCAACTGTTCCCAGTCTACGGGTTTGGGCCTGATGGGAATGGACAGTAATGGAGGTACACGGTCCACGGTATGGGGACTACGGACAATGGAGCCTGAGAATAATTCGATGGTCTTCGCGCGAGGGGCTCTGGCAAGAACAAACACGGGCGCACCTAACGTAATATGCCTGTTAATCCACGCAATTTGATGTGCAGAGAAGTTGATCTTGTTATTCTTTATTATCTTCAGCTCTAGCCAAAAACAACGTCTATAAAAGCCATGTAAATCAGGGATTCCCAGCGCTGTGCTGGACTCGATTCTTGTCCATACAACATCGGGTGTATTTCTTTTCAATTGTAGCCACAAATTTCTTTCTTCAGCCATGATTTGCTATCCAAATATCCGGCTTTTCTAGATCTACATAGATCAAATTAACCTTTAGTTTTCTCTGTAATGGAGTTCTAAGTCTACTGATATGGTGACCTTTTCGTTTACCTGATTGTCGTATCGACACAGTTTTCACGTCATACAAATGGATCTCACCATGCTTATCAATCGTTACAAAATCAACACAACCAGTATCATGTAGCGTCTTGAATACTAGGTTGCCCATCTTCATCAAGTGGACTATCGCCATCGCTTCCGACAGATTCCCCTTGTAGTGTTTCCTGTTCAATAACTTCAAACTGTCCAGGAAGGGATAATTTTTTTCTGAGCTCAACTAACTTCTCCTCTACTTCACCGACCGACATAGAATCGATTGTGCCATGCATAATCTCTTTTCGATCGACATATAAACCAGCGACCATGCCTCTGTACTTTTCAGCGGCAATCGCACCAGTGTAATTACCAGCTGCTTCTGCATTGTCACGCAGTTCAGCTAGTTTTTTTATGTGTGATTTGTAGGAAATGGAGTATCTCCTATTTAGTTCTGCACGTCGTCTTTCTATTTCCTGGACAACATGTGGGAAGTATTTAGGGTTTTGCAGCTTAGATGCAATGACAGTAGCTACGTTTTCACCGTATCCAGCATCAATTGCACACTGTTTTGCACTCTGTTGGAGCCCTTTTTCGATAAAAATATTAACAAATTGAGCTTGTTTTGGAGTGAGGTCTAAGGTTTTCTTCATCAAAAAGCCTTATTTTTCAACAAACATTGTAAATATAGACCAACATATTTACAGACGTTTAACAACTTATTTACAGAGGGAAGTATTGATATATATATCTTTTTACTACTTTGTAAATATGTAAACCGATTTTTGGTTTTTCTGGCAAGTTTAGATTTAATTTCTGTAGAATAATATATATAGTGATTTACATGTCCTACAAACTTGTCCGTGTGACGTGGCTCGATACCGTTGAACACCCAACGGGTTGGTATCAACCAGAAGACATAGATAAGCTTGAAGATGTGGCCTTGGTCCATAGTTATGGGTTACTCCTCAAAGAATCAGAGGAATCTGTGACTATCACAGCGGACTTCATGCCTGTATCCAAAGAGTTTGGTCGGTCGACCACGATCCCTAGGGGTATGATTAAGTCTATGACACACATATCCACTGTTGAGTAGCTATACCATATAGCTAAATGGCTGTATTCCTTGATTTAAAAATGGGTTCATTGATGGATTGTAGGCAGCAGTGATAGGATCAGGTGTAGGTTCTGGCGTTCTATTGCCACCCCCTGTTGGTAAACCTCTTTGTGTATTGTATGAAAACTCGTCGATGCCCCTTTGCATTAATTGTGGTGTACTCATAAGTTGATTATAAACATCGGGAAAGTTTGCACTTACTGCACCTAATTGTTGAGCTTGTTCACGTGTAAAGAGTCTATCACCTTCAGGGTTTAACTGATTACCATAAAATAAACCAGCACCACCTTGTGGAGTTGAACCTGCTAGAAATCTTGCGATACCTGCAAACGGACCTTTGTTAAATAAATTTTCAACACTACCCATGAATCCAGCTCGTGTGCTAGGTATAACATCTTTTGGACTCATACCCTCTCTATAAAGACTCAAAGCTGCCTTTGGGTCAAAAAGATTATTACTAAGTCTTAAATTACCAAGTGCTTTTTCACCTACTCTTCTAATATTACCTTGAAAGCCTCGTTGTGTTGCACCAAGTCTTAAATCAATTATATCTTGGGTATCAAGCCCATACCTATCCATAAAAGCTTTAGTATTAGGATTTTGCGTAAATAAAAACGTTCCACTACCTTGTGGTCCAATGAGTTTCTTTAAATCTTCTACAAAGTTATTATCTTGACCGACTTGTTTTTGATACTCCACGCGATCATCTTTACGATTCTCTCGCATATCTTTTAAAATATTACCAATGTTTTTTTGTTGTTCCTCCCTAGACTTTTCTGGAGTGCTCCGGACTCTCTGATTTGCAGTGCTTACATTTTTACCTTTATCTGTAAATCGAAAACCACCAGCAGCCCGTCCACCAACATAAAAACTTTGTATGCCGTTCATTTATTTTATTTTACGTCCTAAAATCCTTTTTCTAATACGTCTTGGTGGTTTTGGTCCAAATCTTGGCATCCTAGGTCTTTGCATGCCCCTTTTATTTTTTGGGCTATCATCTTTTTGAAATAAATTTTTTACAGGATTACCTTTTGAGTCTAAGACAGGTTTTTGTCCTGGAGGAGATTTAACTTTGTTTTTAGCAATTGCATCAAACATGCTTTTAAAGTCTGCTCTTGTCATTTTACCACCAGTTTGTTTACCCATCGCCTTTTTCACTCTTTCAAGATCTGCAGCATTTAATCTTCCAGTGGGTTTAAATTTTCTAGCCATAGCCATAAGTCCTGCTCCGCCCATTCCAGCTGCAGTGCCTGTTATTGCTTTTCTTTTACCAGGTGAAATGCTTTTAAATCTTCTTGCTAATGCTGCGGGCGCACCTATTGCAACACCTCTCATAGCTTTTTTCATACTTCTTTTTACAGCTTCTTTTTTTGTGGTTTTACCACGCGCCGCTACGGGCTTCTTTTTCTTAATCATTTCTTCCTCCCGACCTTTCTTTTCTTTAACACTCGACGTGTTTTGGCTATCTCTTTGATAGCATTGTTAATCATACCAACTGGTACACCGGCTACAATACTTAAATATTGTCCCCTTTTGTTCGTCTTCATACAAGGAACATAACAAAATTAAATGTCAAGAGCAAAGATTTATTGACAACCAAAATACGACTTTATATGTTGATCGGCACGTTTATACAAAGGAGGTTTACATGAACGAATTAAATCAAAAACTAGAAGAGGCGTACATAGTTATTGCCATGTTACAGGCACAATTGGCTGAGACTAAAAAATAACTAAACGGTGGTCGGTGAGCCTTGATTCAAGGCTCCAGAACCCCGAGTAACTATCTCGTGCCACTCATCATGTGTAAACTCTTCACTACTACCATCCCTATAACTTACCTTATACATTAACTTTTCTTGCATCTCAGGCGGGCTCGTCGTTTTCGTAAAGATCTCCACATTGGTTACAATATCTTTGATCATTTTGGGAAACTTAACACATTTCCATTCTTTAGTTTACTGATTTTTTGTATGATTAATCGGCGTGTAGCCTCTTTTAAATCCTTCGAATCACCCACTAATTCATGGTCCCAGAGGTCCATACAGGCCCTCAAAGCCATAGTCTTGTGTGTTTTACTCTCGAAAAATTCTTCATCGTTCTCGATTAAATCAAGAACCATACGTCTGGATATTAGGGACTCCAGATCTTCTGTCACCACGGTTATATTCATGGTTATGTATCATATCATAAAGGGCTGCCGGCTGAAACCTAAATATGGGACGTGAAGATGCCCTATTAGGTTTCACAGCTTTTCGTGCGCTTTTGCGGAGAAAGAGATAATTTGGATATAGGATCCCTCCCATATTACCTCACAACACTATGCATCTGCTTTAACCGGAGCGGCCGACTCGTCCGGATCTTGTTCGCCTATCTCTTGAACTGCATCGTGTTTATAATCAGACCAAGTATAAGGTCTTTTCGGTGTTTTCAATTGATCAGCAAATTGTTTTAAAATTAATGATGTCGCGTTAAGATTCGTACCGACATCTGTATCTATATATTCAACAGCTCTGTAAAGAGCTTTATGTAATTCATCTGTATTTTTTACGTCTACCAAAGAATCTCCTGTTAAACGTAATACAGTTTTATCTTCTAGGCTCATTACGTGATCCTCGTTTCTTTTTCTCTTGTTCTATAAGTTTTGTGATAAATCCACCCATCGTGCAGTAGTCAGCTTGTGCCATTGGCTTTGCTTTGTTATAAATATCTACCTTGATCGCAACAGATTTATATTTGTTTGCATCCATTAAATTACTCCTGTTATTGCTAGTGCGAAGTAGGACATAATAGCTATGCCAAGAAACCATCGCAGTTTAGCAATGACTAACAGTACAATTATTCCTATAATAAATGTGTATATCATGTCCTAAGTTCTTATTAATATATAAGATAGTATACGTGATTGTCAAGGAGTTTAGATGTTAAAATGGTTATTAGTTGGTTGGGTGTGTACCGGAGTCGGTCAAGAAGAGGCGTGTCTACGTATGGCTTCTGAAGTTGTCCATGAAGACTTACAATCCTGCAAACAATATTATCAGGTTGTCTACAAAGAATTAAATGTGCCTGGTGTACGAGTGGCTTTTGATTGTGTACAGGCAGCAATCTTAGAAGATTCTTTATGATTTACGTCTTGGAAATGTAGGTAGTGTACCTTCTTCCAAATACCAAAGATAAGCAGCTTCCCAATCTTTTTTGTATTCGGTTTTTAAAAATTCTTTCATAGCCTTATCAGAGTTGTGCTCTAATGTAATAAAGTTTGTCAGTTTTTTTAGAAGTTCAATCATGGTGAACTTATACTACTTAAATTTAATTTTAGTTTTGTTATTTTTGCAAATCAGCTATACCTCAAAGTCAGGTTCAAACTCTACATTAACTTGTGGTTCTGCTTTGACGGGTAAGAAAATAGTTTTACCATTGACTCTTTTTTCATATGTAGTTCGACATAATAAACAAAAGTATTGTTCTTTTTTTAATTTAAACATCGGTACGATTACATGTTCATAAGAACAGTTAGGACACAGAGTTGCTTTTACTTCGCTTTTCCCCATGACGGTCCTACCTCTGCATCTAATTTTACGGGCACTTCTAGTTTCACTGCGTTTCTCATAATTTCTAATATCTTATCTTTTTCTTTATCATCTTCAAACGAACAATCTAGTTCATCGTGCACTTGTATGTGAGGTATAATTCCTTCGTCATGTAAGTCTGCCATTGCTTGTTTTGTCATATCCGCAGCAGATCCTTGTATAATTTTATTTAATGCTTTGTATGTAAACGCTCGGCGTATTTGTTTGCCGTGTTCTCGTTCTGCTTCGTCCCTGGGCAGTGGTCGGTGAACCCCGTAGCGTGAAGGCTCCCACTTATCAAATCGACACTTACGTCCTAACAAAGTTCTAACGTGTCCTATGTCAGCAGCTTTCTTCATGGTTCGCTCTATCATTTCTTTTACAAACGGAACTCGCTTATGATACTTTTCAAACAAGTCCTCTGCTTCACCAGGAGATAGCCCTAACTCACTGGATAACTTACCCTTACCCATGCCGTAAAATAATCCTAGGTTAATTGTCTTGGCTTTCTTACGATCTATCTTCGCCATTTCAGATACCATTGTATGGAAGTCTGTGTTAGGATCATCATGGTATGCGTTGACAAACTCATCAGCACCTCGCAACCCACCAGCTGTTAAGCTAGCAAGATGCACTACGAGACGAGGTTCTTGCTGTGAATAGTCAAACGCACCCCACGATTTCCCTTCCTCAGGTTTAAAGATCGAGCGTATCATCGATCCCAAAACAGGGGATGCGGGAACTTGTTGTAGATTAGGTGTATTGTAGCTTAGTCTACCTGTGACTGTGCCACCACCATCTCCACGTAATTGGTTTATTTCTGCATGTATTCTACCCTTATGGGCATGCTTTATAATTGTATCAATAAATGTAGTTCGAGCTTTGTTGAACTCTCTTGCTTGTGCAATTGATTGAACTAACGGATGCTCGTGGGTCCGGAGGAAATGTTTATCAAACTTCGGAGCACCCGATAGCTCAGTTCGTGCATAAGGGAGATCCAGTGCATCGAACATTTTCGATATA